GTACTCCCTGCAAGGATGGTCACTGTACCGTCAAGCAGCAATGTACCGGATTGAGTCCGGTTCGTCTATCGCTTAAGCGATGGTGTTTTAGGGGGAGGGTCCATCCTGCGGGGTGGGCCTTCCTTCTTCCCATTCTTTTTCTTTGAAAGGTTTTACTGTGGCTGATAATCTCCCGAACGTTATTGAGAATGCTCTTCTTGATGCTCTTGTTGGTACTACCGCGTACTCCATGACTGGGCCTGTAATGCTTGCGTTGATGACCGCTAACGGTAACGATGCTTCTGCTGGTACTGAAGTTACTGGTGGTTCGTATGGTCGCGTGAGTATGTCCATGACTGCTGCTTCCGATGGTTCTATTACTAATAGTGCTGAACTAAACTTCGCTGGTATGCCTACGGCTACTGTTGTCGGTGTGGAGTTGTATGATTCTAATGGTTCACCTAAGCGTCTTGCTTATGGTTCTTTGTCTGTTTCTAAAGCGGTCACTTCTGGTGACACGTTGCAGTTTGCTGCTTCTTCGGTGACGCTTAGTCTGTCCTAATGTTTGATATCACTAGTCCGGTAGTTAACGATTTAGGTATCATCCAAGTTGCTTCGGGTGTTGCTTCGCTTGCTTTTGAGTCTGACGTAACGGCTAACGTTACGCAAATTCATGTGACTAGCATTTCTATGTCTGTTGAGTCTTCCCTTAACACGTCAGTTGTAAGGGTTACTTCGGCTGTTACATTAGTGGTCGGTACTTCGGACATGTCCGTGACGGGAACTATCGTCAGATTGGCTGATACGGCCTTACAGGGGGCTTCTAGCCTCACTGCTGTGGGTACGTTGCGCTTATTTGGTGCAGCCGACCTTTCTGCCGATGTGGAACTGACTAATCCTACGTCGGTCAGGGTTGTTATTGCATCCACGGTGAGCATGGGTGCAGATTCCAACATGCCTACCGTTGACTCTCAACCAATCTACCGACTGATACTTCCAACAAAACGTTACGGCTACTCGAACGACCGCCTGTTTGGAAGGTACACGTTAGACAGTGGAGTGTCACTACTCATCACTGGTTCGACTGGGGAAGAAGCAGAGTACGTTACCCAAAACGAAATCAAGGACGCTGACTACTATTTTGCTGGCGGTCACCAGTACCAATTAAACCAAACCGAGTATGACGCTGTTACCACTGCCGGTTTTGAAGATCTAGTAGAGGTGGCTTAAATGAATTGCCGAACAGGATGCCCCACTGGTGGTCACGCCTCATGGGGTGAGTGTGCCCGTGCAGCAAACATTTCGATTGGTGCAGTAATGACCAGTGAGTTCAAGGAATCGTATGAACAAACGGATCGTGAATTGAAAGAGTACCGTTCGGTTCGTGCCGAAGGAATCCAACCTGAAGGCACCACGATGAACAAGATTGAGTTAGCAAAAACTGCAACAAAACTTTTAGGTAGACCGTACAATGCGGAGAAAGATCCTCCCGCGAAGTTTATCCGATCTAAGCAGTCGGCAACGTTCGCTAAGACGGGTGAAATCTGATGCCTACTTTAAGTAACCTTATTGACTCAACTCTCATGTACATGTACGGGATGTCCACGCATCAGGATCAAGAAACGCACATCACTCAGGCTATCAACTCCACGGACTTGACGTTTACTGTTGATGACGCTTCGATTCTTTCTAAGGGTCTTACCGAAATTGGCACGGAACTTATGCAAGTAAAATCTGTTGATACTTCCGCAGGTACAGTAACCATTGCACCTTACGGTCGCGGTTACCGTGGTACCACTGCGGTATCACATTTGTCCGATAATAGGATTGTGGCTGCCCCACTAATCCCACGTTCATTTGCTTTAAGTGCCATTAACGAAACTATACTTTCTGTTTTCCCTGACTTGTACGCTGTTGGCACAGTCACTATCGTGTCGAATCCTGTGGTGGTAACGTACGCTTTACCTGCCGGTGCCCTAGACATTTTGTCTATATCCTATGAGACTATCGGCCCTTCTAAAGAATGGGAACCGATACGCCGTTGGCGTGTGGACAAGAACGCTGACCCCACCAAGTTCCCTTCCGGTTCCACCATTTCTATTTACGATGGGATCAACCCGGGTAGAAGCATCCGGGTCGTTTACACGAAGCAACCAACGCAACTATCTGACTTGACTGACGACTTCGCCACGGTTACTGGCCTACCAGAATCCGCAATGGATGTTATTCGTTACGGTTCCGTGTATCGAATGGCACCATTCTTTGACGCGCCACACCTTGCAGGTCAAACCGCTGAGGCTGACTTCGCTGCGAACGTTCGACCTATCGGTTCGGCATCAACGTTTGGTAAATACGCTTTGCAACTCTACCAGATCAGGCTTACGGAAGAGTCAAAGAAACTTAGTTCCATTTACCCTATCCGTAGTCACTACACAAAGTAAGGTTAAACAATGACTAGAAGGTATTATTCGTCTATCGCCCAACGTACCACATTGTCGGGTTCTATCTTGTCGGGTGCCACCACTATCGCTGTTGTTGCGGTTACTGGTTTCCCTGCCACTAAACCGTACACTCTCATTCTGGATCAGGACACAGTTAATGAGGAAGTTGTAACGGTTACTGCTTCTTCTGGTACCACGCTGACTGTTACTCGTGGCGTTGACGGCACATCAGGTGTTGCCCATTCTGCTGGTTCTACCGTTAACCATGGTGTGTCTGCCCGTGACTTTGATGAACCTAACGCTTTCATCAACGGTACTGGTTTTGTTTCTCCAACTCTTGCTGACGCCAAGGGCGACTTGATTGTTGCTACCGCCGACGACACGCTGGCGCGTCTCGCTGTTGGGACGAACGGGCATGTTGTCACGGCTGACAGTGGCGAAACAGGAGGCATGAAGTGGGCACAACCGGGAGCGACACCTACCCAAAACGCGCAAACCGGCACGACGTACACAGCGGTGCTGCTGGACGCAGGGAAGACTGTCACGCTGTCCAACGCGTCGGCGGTGACACTCACAATCCCAGCGCAAGCCTCTGTGTCGTGGGCTGATAACACTCAACTGAACTTCTTGAACATTGGTGCAGGAACTGTCACGATCACTCCGGCTGCCGATGTGACAATCAACGGTGAACCACTTACTCTTGAGACGTCAAAGGGGGGAAGTCTAGTCCGAACAGCATCAAACGTATGGACGTTCATCCCTTTCTCCTCTGGTGATGGTACGCCGGGTGCCGCGAACTTCACGAACGCGGCCTCCGGCGATTACGTAAGTGGCGGAATTAGTTACAAGTGGGTGCAATTTTTGGCTAGCGGCGAACTTATTGTGGATCAGGCCGGGTTCGCTGACATTCTTGTCATTGGTGGCGGCGCGGGTGGCGCTGGTGGTCAATCCAGTGGGCCGGGTACCGGCGGAGGTGGCGCTGGTGGAAACCTTTCTGCCACTAATGCCTACTTCTCATTGGGCACCCAAACCGTAACTATCGGCGCTGGCGGTGCCGGTATCGTTTCATCATACGGCGCTAGCGGCTCAACATCATTAGTTTTTCCATTCGTTGCCCCCGGCGGCGGCGGCGGCGCACCTTTTACGGGAGGCATATTAATAGGGTTTTCAGGTGGTTCTGGCGGTGGCAGTTCTAATGGAGGTGTCGCGGGCAGCGGAACACCAAGCCTTGGAAATACTGGGGGCGTCGGCAGTACCGCTTCATCATCTTTTGGCGGTGGTGGTGGTGGTGGCGCGGGCGCTGTAGGTGCTAATGGTACGGGTTCAGCGGGTGGCGCTGGCGGTGCTGGTTTAGCCAACCTATTAACCAACGTCAGTGTCACAAGGGCTGGCGGCGGCGGTGGTGGTTCTCGTGGTGGAACTCCCGGTGCCGCTGGGGCCGGTGGTGGTGGCGCTGGCTCCTCTGGTGCAATAGGTGGGGACGGTTCGTCAAATACTGGCGGCGGTGGCGGCGGTGCTGCAAACGGTGCTTTTCGCGGTGGTAACGGCGGCTCTGGAATAGTAATAGTAAGGGTGGTGGTGTAAATGGCTCACTTCGCGCAAGTCCAAGACGGCATCGTCCGCAACGTGATCGTTGTAGACAACTCCGACTGTGGCGGTGGTGACTATCCTGACTCCGAACCTATCGGGCAAGCCTTCATTGCCGCTATCGGCATTGACGGTGACTGGCTACAAACGTCGTACAACGGGAACTTTAGGGGCCAGTACGCAGGCCAAGGAATGACCTACGACCCTGTACTCGACGAGTTCGTTAGCCCAGTTGAAACGGAAGTACTTGAGCCATGAGCACAGCGGAAGTCATTTCACTGTTCGGGGTCAGCACTGTTGTTATCACGGCTGTGATTGCTGGGTTGTTGTGGATTGTGAAAGCGCAGGTGAGCGCGATGCAGCGTGATCTTAAACCGAATGGCGGGAACTCCACTAAGGATCAACTGAACCGGATTGAGAATGATGTTGCTGATGTTCGCACTAAGTTGGATGGGCATATTGTTTGGCATCTTGATAAGTAAAGTTTTTGTCAGAAACCTTACATGTTTTCGTGACGTGTAAGGTTTGTGTAACTCTAGTTACTATTAAATGACGGCGTGTACACAATAGGTCGCATATCGGACTGATACAGATATTGGCAATATGTCACACACAGGGAGTTCTTAATGGGTAACAGATACCGTGAGCCGCGACCGCTTAGCCCTGAGCGTCTTTCCCTGAAAAGCATTGACTCTGTCAAGCACGAGGATTACGCGATTGAAGTGCAGGCCACGTTCCTGTTTGACCCGTACACACCTGACTGGGAGGGTGAACTTTCTAGGGCAGTTGTTGTTCTATCCAAAGTAATCACAGACGGTGCTAAGCGCGCTGAGCGTAAGCGTGAACGAAAGTCACGCGAGGAGTACGCAGGGATTGGTCACGACGATACTGATAACGGTACTGTTATGTTACAGCCGTGACTTACGAAGGATTCACTTTTACAGCAACGTGTGGGGATTGCGGCTCGCATGTCACTACTCAAGATCCTGAACTTCTTGTCGGCTGGCAGCAACAACACTGGGACGTGTGCCCGTTCTGGAATAAAACAACTCATAACATGGAATAGCACAATCCTTATTCCACATTAAACCAGCCACCTTCGGGTGGCTTTTTGCATGAAAGGAAACATTATGCCCAACATTTCAACGCAGTGGCGTAAATACCTATACGGTATTAGTGCCGCAACCATTCCTATTCTTGTCATCCTTGGTTTCATTTCGGATGAACTCGCTGTCACTCTTGTTGCTATGGCTAACGCTATCTTCATCGGTGGTTTAGCGTTTACTAACACTCACCCTGAGGGTGATGCCTGATGGCGAAACTTGTTGCCGGTGGTGTAACCCTTCGCGCACAACTTGATGCTCGCTTCCCCGGTCGTGACAAGCGCAGCGATGGGTGGATTGGTGATGCCGCACATTCGGAGAGATTCAGTTGGCACAATGCAGATAAAGCCGGATGGGTTTGGGCTTTAGATCTTGATGAGAATTTTGGTAGAGGCAAGTGGCGGCGTGGCCGCAACGCAAAGAACCTTGCGGAACAACTCGTTCAGTATGCGGCTTCCGGTTTGCCCGGTAGTGACCGTGTTCTCCATATCGTTTACGAGGATCAGGTGGCTAGTGCCACCGTTAAATCCCAGTGGTGGCGGTTTCGAGGGGCAGGGTATGGGCACACGCAACATATCCATATCACTTTTGCACCGTCGGCTAAGAAGAATGGTGCCTTGTGGCCGTTACCTATTCTTGGTAGGCGTTTGAAGACGCGACGTGCGTGGGCAAAGAACCTTCGGAATGCTTGACGTTAAGTGTGACCAGTGTACGTGTAAACAGTGTAAGAACTCTACAAACTAGGGAGCGTAATGCCAGTAGATATTTCTGATGGTGTCGTAGAGGATCTTGGTTCTGCTTTACTCGCACAAGTTAACGCATCAACCCCAGATTTCATATCGTGGGACTGCAACATTGCTGGTCTAAAGTTTTTGTTTGGGTTCAGTCGCTCGTACCCGTTGCAACGCGAAACGGCACCGTTTCGTAGGGAACGTGTAGATAACGAACGTAACCCCGGTGAGCAGTCTCTTGATTCTGGTTACTGGATCAGGTCGCAGTCTTCGTGGCATTTTGGTAGCGGTCTTCTTACTGCTGAACCGTTAGAGGTTTCAGCGGAAGAGGCACAGTTCA